CCAATCTTCTAAATCAAACTTCATGTCTCTAACTACCATTTACTTGTCCCAACTCTTGATTGCAGTAAAGTTATTATAGGCAAACTCCATTCTGTCAACGAGTTTAACTGCTTTACCTTTCCTATCGATTGCAACATAACCTTCGGGGTTGACAACTTCAAACCCAGTTGCAGTCTTTTTAAAGGTTCCTATGCTCTTTACTCTATTTAGGGCAACGATAATAATCTGCTTTGCTATAACCAGCTGTTCCATGAACTTGGTAAGGTTGACTATGAACTTTTTAAGTGAAAGTAGTTCGCTGTAGAATTGTTCACCTATTTCTCTTTTAATCTCTTTTGTTTTTTCCATTTTGACTTTACCAACTACTTTATCTCTCCAGTAGTTTTCAAAATGTTTTAGATATCCGTCAGCTGTGGGTTTATAATTACCACTACGGATTAATGCATTTGTGTATGTTTTATATGAAGCACCAGCTGCTCCCTTTGAACCCATAGCGGTTTGTAATTCCTGAAACTTTTTCAAGTCATTCTTCTTGATACCATGAAATGCTTTACCTACTAGAGATAATGTTTTGGATAAACTAACACTCTCCTTTGCAGTCATAGTAGAATTACCACTTACATCTTTATAGGTTGCATCGTCAACCCATACATCATTATTGTGTCCTAGTTTAGATATATTTGCACCAAAAGAAGCACCTAGGTCTTCTATGGTTGAACCCGTATATGAGGTATGGAATACTATGCCTAGTTTTGCACTGTTAATCTTGCTACCTAGGTCTGAATCTTTGTCTACTGCATAAAGAATAGTATTGGGTTGGAATGTGATATAAGATTTACCGTCTATTGTCTGCGTATTCTTATCAGAAGAGGTAAACATTAAGTCGCCTTGTAATATCTTATCAAAGGATAACTTTGAAAGATACTTAAAGGATTGTAGGAACTTATCTTGTAGATCACCCGAGAGTTCAGGTGCATCTTTTATTGCTTTTTCCGAAGTGTAATGTAGTTGTGCTTTAGTAAATAAAGACTTTTTTGCTACAAAGAATTGACCAGTCTCGGGGTGTTTTCCAGCCCAGATTGCTGGAGCTCCATCCCATTTTACAGTCATGTTGACTTTACTATTGGAATTGCCTTTCATCATGTCTCTAAGACCTTGAAGAAAGTTTATTGCACCACGACCACCATCAATTCCCTGATTGATAATCTCGTCTTCTAAATGTTCTAAATGTAGGTTTTTCGCTGCCATAATAGTATTCTATCACAAATTGTTGTGGAATACTACTATTTATGCTTTTTTACAATTTATTAAAGTGCGATACTAGGTGCATCGTTATCAATGTTATCTTGTAAATTATCAGAATCCGCTTGGTAAGTTACTAAATCTGACTTTAACTTAGCCAGAGCCACTGCACCTTCTTGAGTTGCAACATCTGAACCATTATCATCCCAATCTTTCCAAGCTGCATAAACTGCCCTAACTAAAGCAGTTGCTCTAGTAGTATCACCAGTGGTATTTTCATCCGCTGTTGGATATTGAGTTCTCCACCATGCATAATATGCGTCTCCACCACCCGTTGTTGTGGTTGTGTGGGCTAATGCCTCGGCATCCGTAGCTTCATTGGGCCCAAAGGTATTTGAATTAACACCTTCTATCCAGTCAATGTATCTTTGGATTTTTAAAATTTTGATATCTACACTTGCTTTTTCGTCTGCATATGCCATATGCTTCCTCCTAAATATAGAACTATTTAGGTTTTCGAAAGGGGTGAGGAGTGAAGTTTATCTTCTAATTGATTTATTTTTAGCTGAATGAGTTGAACCTTGCGTTCTTCCCCATTAGTCTTAGCTTCTTTCAATCTTTTTTTGAGTTCAATCTTATATGTTATCGTTTCAATAACTTCGTCTGATTTTAAAGTCTTTCTTATCATCACGCCACCATTATACACGATTCTAAATTCTCTTCTATATTACCTAGGGGTTCACATAGTGGTTCCTCAATAGGGTCTTGAGGTGGTAACTCTTCTAGTTCAGGTGGACATAGGTATGTTCCATCCTTGTCATTATAACATAGGCCGGGCAATATTTCCCATGAACCACATGCTGACAATGATATTGCCAAGAATAATATAGTCAAAACTCTCATAATACTATTTAGGGTGACTTAGAAGTCTCCATCTGCAACTTGAACTACAGTGGTTCCTCTTGCTCTCCACATATCAACGACTTTGTTTCTATCGTCAAATACGAGGTCAATTTTACCACCAATTTCTTCAAACTTATCTGCAAGTTCTGCTTTAAATACTTCATCAGGGTCATATGAACCATCAGGTCTAAGAAAAAGACCTTGATGACCATCACCAATCCACTCAAAAATTTGTGATTCAGTGACAGCTCTTTCTGACTCATTCCTTGCTGAAAAGAAGGCAACTTGATCACCTTGTGCAATGAATCTTTTTGCGATGTCACAAACCCATTGAACTGGTGAATCAAAGACAGTCTGTGCCCTAAATTCATTCCAATCTTTGGGCTGAGAACCGTCTACCAAATGTCTCCTATGTTCACAATCGGCAATAGTTCCGTCTACATCAAAAATTACTGTTTTCATACCTATATATTATCAAAAAATGGCACCCATTGTCAAGGCTAAATCTTAAAATCGGAGTATCTATCTCGTCCTCTATCTGCTACTGGAACTGAATCATCAAAATCTTCTTCAGCTGAATCTATCAATTCTTCTTGTGCTTCTTGTTCACAATCATAAAGTTTCATGCGACTTCTATCTATACCTATAACAAATCGTTTAAATATTGTAGGGTCATTGTATCTGTTCTTTAATTGTTTGACTACTAACTGGTCTAAATCTTCTAGTTCGTCACTGGTAATCAGTGCAAACATTAAATCTGCAGTTGCAGGCAGTCCAAAAGATTCCGAAGTGTCTTCGAGTCCAATATCTGTGGAACCATAGCCACTTCGGGTTGTCTGTGTTGCGCTCACAATAGGAACATCATATTCCACTGCAAGTCCTCTTAATTCTTCTGCGATACTCTTAACTAATGTGTAAGAGTTTGCACCAGCTCCCGGCCGAATTCTATGTGATGCACATATATTTAGATAATCAATGAAGATAATGTCGGGCTGAAAGTCTTTTTTAATATTTAACTCTTGCATTAAATGTCTGAAATGACCAGCATGAGCAGCTGCAGTAGGATATTCTTTTACAATAAGTTTACCCTTGGTTTTGTTTTTAAGTTTATCAATCTTCTTATCAAACATTTTCTTTGATAAGTCAGGCAATTCCTTCATAGGAATATTCAATGTGTTTGCGTCAATCCTTTCTGCAATTCTTTCTTCACTCATTTCAAGTGTAATATACAATACATTCTTATTCATCATAAGATTTGCAGCTGCACAATGACACATGAATAATGATTTACCAACACCAGTTCCAGCAAGACAAATGTTTAATGTCTTGTTAGGTAATCCACCCTTGGTAATCTTATTAAAATACTCTAAGTCAAATGGAATCTTCTCTTCTTCCGTATGATAGAATTCAAATCTATCGTCTGAATCCTCTATCACATCATGACCAATATGAGTATCAAAAGACACGGAAAGTGCATCCTTAAGAAGTTCAGGTATTTCACCAGTGGAGCGTTGGGACTTCTTGTCTATGACTTCGATAGAATCCATGACTGCAATATAGATTGCTCTATCTTTGCACCATTTCTCTGTCTCGTCAACCAACCACTCTTGTGGAGTGTCATCTCCACCGAAACCTTTAACAATAGTTTTTGCGTCCTTGAGAGTCTTCTCATTAAGGGAAGTGCTATTCTCAAGATTTATGAGAAGTGCTTCTACTGTTGGTGGTTTAGTATATTTCTGAAAGTAATCGTATGAGAATTCATAGATTGTTTTTTCAGATATATCTGTGAAATACTCTGGCTTCAGAAAAGGTATGCACTTCCGTGTAAACTCTTCATTCTGAATCAGATTCTTGAGTATCGTCTGTTCTAGTCTCGTTTCCATATTTAAAATAATCTCTTACTACTACCTCAAGCCTTTCCATTACCTCTTCTGTAAAGAATTTCTCGGGGTTGTTATTAATCGTTTTTGCAAATTCAGTTTTACCGTTTGGTAATTCCACTCGTGTTGAGGACTTCTTGAATATTTCACTTGCAAGAGCAAGGTCAAGTAATCCGTAGTATCTATCTAAACCAGTTTCATAGTTTAGTCGGACATCAACTATTCGGTTTTCCACTGTAAGTCTTGACTTTGCATTTTTACAGTGAATAATATTTCCGATAACTGTTGTCCCTTCCTTCTCTTTTTTCTTGGACAGATAGATAATAGTTGAAGCTGCATACTTCAATCCACTACCACCACCCATTTCCTTTTGAGGGAACATAGAACCAATAACATCATAAGTGTGATTCGTAACTATTAACGGGACTCCTGTCCTTCCTAGTTTGAGAGTCAATACTCTGAATGTGCCTTTAACAATTTGAGCACGAGTCATGTCTCGGGTTTCTTTACCCTCTGCAGTGTCCTCGATTTCTTTTGTAGTAGATAACATACCCAAAGAGTCAAGACACATCATCATTGGTGGTCGTTTATCTTTTGGGGTTTCTAGATATTTGTCTAATATAGAAATTGCCTGTTGTCTAAATTCTTGAACGGTCACTACAGGCACAATGATCATTCTCTTTGAATCGATACCTCTTGCTTCAATCATTTCTCTGCTAATTGCAGATTCAGATTCAAAAAAGATTACAGCAGCGTCTTTATTATCCTCAAGGAATTGTCTAACCATTCCAAGTGCAAAATAGGTTTTACCCGTTGCTGATTCTCCTGCGATTGCAGTAATTTTATTTGTTGGTAGTCCACCATATAATGAACCACTCAATAATGCATTGAAAACATAACTACCCGTATCAACGAATGAGTCAACATCCCCAGCACTTACACCGTCTGAAACGACACTTGCATATTCGTTTCCTGATGATTTAACTAAGTCTTTAATAAATGACATAAACACTCCTCATAAATGTATACTACTATTATACTATTTATTGGTAGTATTGTAAAGGTGGTTTCTTAATTAATTATTAAGATATTCTTCTTTAGTTAACAATCTACCTTCTTTATATGCTTCCTGTTGATATTCTGTTTCAATCAAAGGAATGATACCAAGTAAGTTATAAGGTGTTCCCTCGGGAGCCGTAATAATTGTATTTGGTAGGGTAGCACTGACTAATTTGAAACATTTTTTGTAAAGGGCTTTTACATCATTTTCAAATTTGATAACACTTTCTCTTGCGTCTTCAGCAAACTGGCCATCACCGTAAAGAACAACATCAGGTTTTTTACCAGCTTGAACTAAGATATGTCTTGTCAATAATTGTTCAGCACGACTTCCACCAGTTTTGAATATTGCAGCTGTCTCAGGAACAATAACATGAGTTTGGTTTCTTAACCAAGTCATATGATCTTCTCTCTCCATTTGAGTCACTTCAACACCACCACTCATTTTTTTCAAAATTTGATTAATGATTTTTGTGATTGGGCCTCCACCTACACTGTCATAAAATGTTCCAATTTTGTATTCAGTATATAAGTGTGCTTCAATAGAATCTTTATTTGGTTGACATTCACCGTCTCTAATATCAGCGCAAACTGCAAGAGAAAAATCCCACATTTGAGTTCTTTTGTTATAGTCGTGTTGATTTAAGAGAACTGCTGCACTTCTTTTTTTAGTGCCGGGCTTCTTAGAAGACTTCATTTTGAGTTTTGCAACTGGAACATATTTTTCTCCCAGTTTTTTCATTTCTTTGATACGAGTCCTACCGTCAATCTTTAGACCGTTTTCGTCTTCTACTGGTGGTAGATACTGAGTCTTCCAACCATTGATTGATAAGTCTGCACCAAGAGAGTCTTCTGCATTTGGGGTTCCACCAAATCTGACACTTCTATTGAAGTCATCATCTGCGGTGGTTTCTTTTGAGATATTTCTCCAACCATATCCTAAAAAGATTGCGTTAGGAAATCTTTTTTC